ATGGAAAAGTAGCAACAAACGCTTCTGCGATAACAGCGATAACAACAGGTGCGCCATCTTTACTTAACACACTAGATGAATTAGCCGCCGCTTTGGGAGATGATGCTAACTTTGCTACAACAACCGCTACTTCATTAGGTGAAAAATTAGTAAAGACAAGTAACTTATCTGATTTAGCCAATGCAGGTACAGCACGAACCAATTTAGGTTTAGGTACTGCGGCAACATTATCGGGTACAGGTGCAGTTGCTAACGGCAACGCAGGTTTAGTAACAGGAGATGTTGTCTTTGATTACATAGCCGCACAAGGTTTTGGAACAGGCGCAGGAGACATTACTTCCGTTGTGGCCGGAACAGGTCTAAGTGGCGGTGCTACAAGTGGTGATGCAACCGTAAATCTAAGTCATTTAGGTATAGAATCTTTGTCTGACCCAAACGGTGATAGATTACTTATATGGGATGATTCCGCAGGGGCTATTGTATTTGCGACAGCAAACAGCAATCTTGCTATAAGTGGTACAAACGTAAACGCTACTGATACAAACACAACATATTCTATCGGTGATGGTGGTCTTACACAAAATAACTTTACTAATACTTTAAAGAGTAAACTAGATGGTATAGCGGCTAGTGCAAATAACTATGCTCTTACAGACGACCTTGCATCGGGTGAAATAACCCAATTACAAAACATAGGTGCTACTACAATTACAGCAACACAATGGGGATATTTGGGTGCTTCTTCCGGTGCTATTACTAATACAGACACGCAACTAAGTACCGAACAAGTACAGGACATAGTAGGTGCTATGTTTGGTTCTAACACGGAGACTAGAATTACAGCCACTTATCAAGACGGGGATGGAACAATTGATTTGGTGGTTGATGATTTAAATACAGATACACAATTAACTACCGAGGCTGTTCAAGATATAGTAGGGGCTATGTTTACAAGCAATACTGAAACAAGAATATCGGCTACCTATGAAGATGGGGATGGGACAATTGATTTAGTTGTTGACGATATGACGGCTAACACTAATACAAATCAATTAACTACTTTTACCTTAACAGGAGATTCCGGCACTAATCAAACTATTGCACATGGTAATACATTAGATATTGCGGGTGGAACAGGAATAGATACAGTAGTCGGTAATACTGATACAGTAACAGTTGCTATTGATTCAACGGTTGCTACACTATCGGGTTCTCAGACCTTAAGCAACAAAACAATTGCTGTATCACAAGTAACTGAATTAAGTAACTTAACAGCAGATGAGGGGGCGCAATTAGAAAATATTGGTACTACAACAATCTCAGCAACACAATGGGGCTACTTAGGTGCGGCATCGGGTGCAATTACTAACACCGATACACAATTAAGTACGGAACAGGTACAAGATATAGTTGGTGCTATGTTTAGTAGTAATACCGAAACGAGAGTATCAGCCACATATCAAGATGGTGATGGTACTATTGATTTGGTAGTGGATGACATGACAGCAAATGATAATACGACCTATTCAGCAGGTACTAACATATCACTAAGCGGCACTACTTTTAATGTTGATGATGCTTTCTTAATCAATAACGGTAATGATACAACATCCGGCACTATTACTGCGGGTGGTTTTACAACAGCAGGGATAGTTGATGGTGTTAATTTCAAAGTAAATGGCGGTCAAGGTTCTGATGGACAAATCCTAACATCAACAGGAAGTGGTGTTGCTTGGGAAGATGCCGCAAGTGGTGATACTAACGCAGGTGGTGTTAATGGTTCAGCATCAGCACCAACATTCTCATTTGCTTCTGATACTAATACAGGAATGTTCCGATTAACAGGTGATTGTCTTGGATTTTCAGTTGGTGGTACAGCCGCCATGTATATGCAATCATCTAAGATTGAAGCGAATAAACCCTTTGAGATTCTTGCGGGTAGTGCTTCTGCCCCATCATTAGCCATGAAAGATGACTCCAATACAGGAATATACAAACCGGGTGCAGACCAAATTGGTTTCTCAACGGGTGGAACAGAAAGAATGACTATATCAGCAGCAGGTGTAGTAAACATTACAGGTTCATTAACAGTAGCAGGTTCAGCAGTTGGTGGTGCTTCTGCTATTAATGAATTATCAGATGCAATTACACTTTCTAGCAGAAACTTAGGTCTTGGTACTAACGCAGGTGTGGCTTGGGTAAGTGGTGCTAATCAGAATGTAGCAGTAGGTGAAGAATCGGGTAAAGCAATAACTACCGGAGATGGAAACATATCAGTAGGTGCTTTTTCTCTACAAACGGCTACAACATCCGGTTATAATACAGCAATAGGCGACCAAGCAGGTGCTTCTGCAACAGGTTGGAGAAATGTTATGGTTGGTTCTTCATCGGGTTATAACATAACAAGTGCTGATTCAGTATTTGTTGGTTATCAAGCGGGGCAAGCCGTTACAAGTGGTCTTTACAATGTCGCATTAGGTTCAAGTGCATTAAATGATGTAACAACAGGTAATAGAAACATCGGTATTGGAAGAAATGCCGGAGATGGTTTTGATACAGAATCAGATAACATAGCAATAGGTTACGATGCTTTAGGTGGTGCTGTTAATGGTGGTGAGAAGAATGTCGCTATTGGAAACTATGCCGGAGATGCGATTACTTCTGCCGACCAAAATATAACAATAGGCCACTATGCGGGTAGTGGTATAACCACTTCAAACCAAAATATAGCAATAGGTGTTGATGCTTTAAAAACACTTAGCACAGGTAGTAGAAGTATAGCAATAGGATATGAGGCTCTTAAGACTAACACAGGTGGCATAAACACAGCAATAGGTTGGTTGTCGTTGAGTAATGAAGGTGCAGGTCAAAACAATGTAGCCATAGGCGACACGACTATGCAACAGACTGAAAATGCTAACGAAAATGTTGTTGTAGGTAACTACGCAGGTTATGGTGATTCAAGCGGCTCACCTTCTAATTCCGGTAATTATAACACCGCAATAGGTCATGCGGCTATGCGATATTGGAAACAAGGCCACAGTAACACAGCACTTGGTTATGAAGCCTATCATGGTACATCAAATACTGCTAATGGTAATAAAAATATCTCAATAGGTTGGCAGGCTGGTAATAACTTAACAAGCGGTTCAAATAACGTAGTAATTGGTGCGGCGGATGTAACGGCAACAGGAGATAGTCAGTTATCAATAAGTTCGGGTGATGGTGGCGTTACTTGGATAACAGGTGCTTCAACAGGAGTAGTAGATTTCCCTAACGGATTAACAAGTGGTGGCTCAGCAGTTGGTGGCTCAGATACAGATAGTTCTGCATTCAAGTTTACGGTTAGTAATAGAGTTCCGATGATGAATGGTATGGCCGGTAACATCACAAACACCACAATGAATGGTTATTGGGCGTATGGTAATTTAGTTAGTTTTACAGAAGATAAAACTTTAACTAACGCATGGATTTACATTAACTCCTTGTCAAGTGGCTCGGCTGATACCGGAGTAACTACTGCGTTGTATGAATTAGCAGATAGTGTATTGACAGATAGTAGCCCTAATGGAACATTAATCGCTACGGCTACTTGGGCGGCTTCAAAGTTTGTAACAGCATCGGGTTCAACAGGCTACAATTCAGAAAGTTGGGTAGCGGCAAGTGGACAATCATTAACATTAGATAGTTCAAAATACTATGTTATCGTAACATCAAATTGGGCTAACAATCAACAAACTACTACACCATTTAATATCTTAGCATGGAGTTCAACATCATTACCTAACATTTCCGGTTCGGGTGGAAACGTAGCCGTTTCTAATGGGTTTTCTTTATGGGTTAATGGTTCAACTTCACCCCCAACATCGGCTTCGTTTAGTAATTCGGGTAGCGGGGTAAAATCAGCAATATGGAGTACATTCACATGATTAGATTAACAACATTATATAGAACAGAAAATGGAATACCTTATGATGTCTCATGGGAGACTTTTAGGGAGTCAAGAAACCTTGCGCTTTTAGCAACTGATGTTCATATGTTAGCAGATAAATATAATGCTTTGACAACAGAACAACAAGCATCAATTACTGCATTTAGACAATGGTTGAGGGATGCAACAGAAAATTATGAGACAGCAAATGATGCTGTCGATAATTGGCCTCAACCCGAAAGTTGGTTTTAGAAATCTTTATTAAACTCTTATGTAGTAGTAGGTATATGGCGTTGAGCGTAGCGATAGAGACAGGATTTGGATTGAGTTGTGCAGAAGCACACGCAGTAATTAGAGAGTTTAGAATGGAAAAAGAAGTAGCCGAAGATGGTACTAAGTCTTTTACAGTAACTTATGGTGGTTTAGTGTTTATGAATGCAAGCGCATACACAGGTGATAAATCAGCAATTACCGGATTTAATTATCAATTCCCACTAGATGTAACAGATGGCGCAGACCAAGAAAACTTACTAAAACAATGTTATCTTAACCTAAAAACACAAACACCTTTTACTGATGCAGTTGACGCTTAGATATATCTATACGACACTACTACTCATCTAGGAGTGAGGGGTAAGTGTTGACACAGGAAGAAGCCGATTCTATTATTGAAACAGTAAATGAGCGAGCGCAAGAATTACGCTCTTTAATGATTACTTTAGCCTCTATTATAGCCCTTGTAATGCCCGGCATGGAAGCAGTAGGCATTCTCGACCTTACACCATACGGTGAAGGGGATGACGAATGGGTTACTGATGATGATTGGGAAATGGGTGATGACTTTGAATGTGGTGATGGCTCTATTATACAGGCTTCTTTAGTAAATGATGGTTACAAGAATTGTCGTGATGGTTCGGATGAACCGGATGAACCTAATGTGAATCAACCTACTAATAATACTACTGTAATTGTAAATCCACCTAGTAATAATACTAATAATGAAACTGTTGAAGATGACTGTATGGCTATGATGTATGACGCATATATTTTAGATTATAACGAAACAAACTTAACTATTACATGGGATGCTGATATATCTTGTGAAGATGAAGCATTCAATCTTACTGTATATTGGACTGTCTATGAGAATGCAACGGGTAACTTTACTTCACAAGATTCTCTTACATATGAAACACAAGGTTCAGCGTGGGATTATGTCAATATTACATTAGAAAATGTAACAAATGGTGTTTATGATATTCATTCCACCTTTGGTTTAGGTGGTAAATATACTAGAGGTACTGATTGGTATGTGGTTGAGTTACTTGACGCTTAGATATACCTATACGACACTACGTTGACTTAATATCATGCGTGATGGTGGAGAAGGCGTATTAGTAGGAATAGTAATCTTAGCATTAATTTTAGCAACGACAGGCACACCTTCAATACAAGATTTTGAAAGAGACGGTACTATAACTTGTAGAGAAGTAAGTGGCGAAATAATAGAAAAAGAAGCGCCCGTAACTATAATAGTAACAGTTAACGACCAAGTTTCAAATGAAATAAAAACTTATAACGTATATGTTTCTCCCGAAGCCTACTCTAATTATAGTATAGGCGATACGCATATAGAACAAATATGTACTCTTACTGATTACGAATACTATAAAGAAATAATTGATGCGTTGTTAGAAAGCGGAATACTAGATTAGTAACTTCTTATAAGAGACACGTATAATGTGTAATCATGGTTGACGGCGAAAGAGTCAAAAGACTAGGAAAAATTGTTTACATTCCTCCCGATAAAGCATATACTAACATAAACATTGAAGAGACACCCTTTGGCTTCAAGTTATATCGAGAGGGCGCAACTAGACACTTTACAGTAATACCTACTTCCGCAGTCAAACAAATAATATACGATAGAGGCGAATAAAATGAGTAATAATACAACAGCAGAAACGTGCATTAATGCACTAAATGAAACAATAGATTGCATACCGCTAGATTCCTCTTCTTTGTTTGATGACATAGAAGTTATACTTCTTGCGGGTGCTGCATTATTAGGTATAGCAGCATGGGCTTACAAAAAATACCAAGTGTTAAATGCAGACGGAAAAATAACTCTCGATGAGATTATAGATTCCATTGACGAGGTAAAAGAGAAAGCCGAAGAAGCAAAAGAAGAGATTGAGAAAATAGAAAAAACTCTTGATTCTCACAATGTTGCTGAATTAAAAGAAATGCTAAAAGAAGCAGGTCTTTCAGTTAAAGGCAAAAAAGCAGACCTTGTGGCTCGATTAGAAGCACACATGGGTGAGGCTTAGTGGCCGATGCTGATGTTGTCTCAATAAGATTAGACAATTTGGAAGAGTCTGTAAAAAGACACGAAAGGCTAATTGAACAATTGGTTCAATCTCAAGTAAGTATGCAGACAGGTCTTGCTAAAGTGGCTACTGAGTTAGAGATAACTAATGGTCTTATAGGCACATACATGGGTAATATGCAAAAAATTATTTTTACCCTAATAGCAATTGTAGCAGGTGCTATGGGTATTTCGACACAGATGTGATATTATGAACCAAGAAGAGTGGCATATTTGGTGTAGAGATGTTAGTAGTAGACTTACAAACCTTGAAAAGACACTTAACTCCTGTCATAAAACACAGAAGCGTATGCTTTTTAGTATTATATTAATTTTGACAGGTGGTTTAGGGTATGGTTTATTATTGCAGTTCTAGCGACGTTGGTATGCGTTTAGGTCTAAACAGCGCACAGCGTACACAAGCAGCATCTAAACTTACTCTTGCTATACGCAGGGCTACCATAGATATAGACCAAGTGTTTAGAGATTACGGTAGAAACGTACCTAGTAAATCAATAGCAGAAACTACTGCTAATGGGGCGGTAAGTGCAGGTGCTACTACTATGACCCTAACAAGCGCCGCTTCCTTTACTACAACGGGTAATGGTAATATAGATGGAGATTCCTTTGTTTGGACAGGTAAAGATGCTAGTAACTCTAACATACTAACAGGTGTTAGTGGTATTAGTGCAGACCATGCCACAGGAGTTACTATTCAATCGGGCGAGTTTGCTCACGTTCTTAGAGAAATATGTGCGGATATAGCAGCCGCTTATTACATGGAAGATGAAGGTACATTTCAAGAAAACTCTATGCGTGGTGGTGTGTTGAGAGAAAGAGGTACATTTAACCTAACTAGGCTAGCCCATTTGGGTAGTGTTGATTAGGTGAGGGTATGAAAGGATTTACAAAAGTACCTTATATTCATGCGGGATTTCCTAGAATAGATGCCGTAGGTAAGTTTAGGGCAAATATTGTAAATGAGTTAGACCAACAACAGGCTGTATTAAATAGAGAAGTAAAAGATATGAAAGCATATATTGGAAAATCTAATATACAAACACCAACTAATTCATTAAGGGTTAAAAACAATAAAAATAGTCCTTTAAACTTTGAGGCTTATTTAGACAAAAGCGGGTATAATAAATTAACAAAAAACATTAGTAAAGAAATAAAAATAAAAATGGTCGAGGCTATGGAAATTGCATTGGCCGAGGCTACTTTTAAAACTACTAATGAAATTGTAAATATGCGTAGGGCATTCAAGGGAGAACACAGCCCTAGTCAAAGAACGAGTGGAGACTTGTATGATAAGGTAGGTAATTCTTTGTTTTATGGGAGAAAGAAAAGTAAAGGCTCAAACCAATTTATTTCATTTAACGCAGGCTCTTATGCAGACGGTCAATCATTTGAAGAAGAACCTACGGGTGTTATAGGTAGCAGGGGCGCAAACTTAACTGAATTAACAGCCGAAGGAACAGGTAGTTTTAGGATAAACTCACATCCTTTAGGTGGAACAAAAAGATTAGTTAATCACTTAAAGAATGCAAGAGGTGGTTAGTATGAGTATAGCAACAAAAACACAGTATTGGAATAGTAGGATGACAGGTTCAGACCCTACTGCTTTAACAGGTACATTTAATGATAGTTGGTCGGCTAGTGGTAGTGGTTCAGCATCCGGTGGTGATTGGGTAATTAGTAACGGAACATACACAATTACCCCCGAAGCGGGCGGCTCTTACACACTAGTTGCTGCTTTTGAATATACTACTGCACCGGACTCCGGCGCTATTCTTATGTCTTTAGATAATGGTACACATAAAGTTGAGGTAAAATCAACAGGTAATAATTCATCATTAAGTTTAGTGGGTGCTAGCACAGTTACTATTAGTGATTTAGACATGAAAAAAGAAGAAGAGAATCCGGTTACTTTAATCTTAAGACTAACTTTAGCAGCAGGAGGGGCGGCAAAACTATACACCCACGAAATAGTCAACGACTTTAGTGGTGCAATAGCCTATTATAGTGTCACAGGCGCGACAGGAAGCAGCGCAGCAGTCAAATGGGGTAACACTAGCGGCAGCGTAAAATGGGCGGCTATACACTACTCTAAGTTTGGTGCTTTTTCTCCCGAAGAATTACTAATATCTGACTTTGCACAAGATACTTTAGCAAGAATGGGTCTTGGTATAGTCCAACAACTAAAAGATAGTAATAGGATGTATCTAAAAACACAAGTACCGGACTCATCAATAGTATATGGCTACGACATATCTTCACAAATGCTTAACAGAATACCTGTACCAAGCATACACGTTTTAATATCCGAGTTAAACTCACCTAATTTTGAGTCATTGGGCGGTGCTAAAATAACACAAGAGTATGATGTTAGAGTGTTTATTACTGTTAGGGGTACTAATTATGAAGATGCTTACCGAGCAGGACTTAATATTATGGGAGAAGTATTCGATGAGTTATACACAAATACAGGCGTTTCGGGTACAACAGACAGCATTGTTTCTTATGATGCTAAGTTAGACTCAAAAATGGATGATGACGAGACTGTTTGTGTTCATGTCTTAACTCTTACTTATATGAGAAGAATAGATATGAGACACCGATAATAATATTGATAAGGCAGTCATCTCCTGAACGTACTATACTAGAGGCATTTATATGGTAGAGTTCTTAAATAGATACGTAGCATTAGGAAAAGAAAGCGCAAGCGCATACGGCACAGAAGTAGCCCCAACTACTTTTGGAGAAGTTGATGATGAATCATTCGCAACAAGAATGGATTTACTTACAAGACAAGATATGAGTAGGGCAATTGTTGGTAAATCAGTAACAGGCAAAGAATATTCAGAAGGAGGCTATAATATGGCCGTTCAACTAGATGAGTTTTTAGGTAATACCTTAGCGGCATTTTTCCCAAAAGCAACTTTTGCTAATAGCATTCATACATTTAAAGAGCCTGCGGTAGCGGCAGATGAGTATGATTCCTTTACTATTGACGTAGGAAGAGAAGAGAAAATACACACTTACACAGGTATGGTAGCAAATACCTTATCACTAACAGCATCCGTAGGAGAATACGTTATGATGAGTGCTGATTTCGTAGGTTGTAGAGAAAAAGCAACACAAGCCGCTATTTCAGACACAGCAATTGTTTTTGAGGGAGACGCATTAGACGCTCTTTACTTTTCTAACGGAACAGTATTGTTTGACGATGGAACAGGTGATGCACCGGCGGCATCAGCAAGTGTTAAATCAATTGATTTCCAAATTAGCCTTAACCCCGATACAGATAACGCTATGGCTTTAGGAGACAGCACATACAGCAGCAAACCAAAAATGCAGCGTAGAGAAGTTACAGGAACAGTAGAGTTTAACAAAGTACTTTATGGCGACCAAGCATTAGACGAGCCGGATTACACATCTTTAGTAACATCAAAAGGTCTTGCATATAATGACGGTACTAACCCTGTTATGACACTACATTTTACAGAAGAAGATACACCTGCGGATAATTACATAAAGTTTAACTTTTACAATATTCGTTGGGAAACGCCTACTTCTAACGTAAGTGGAAGAGATTCACAAACAATGTCTGTTGGTTTCGTAGCACTATATGATAACAACAAAGGTTGTATGGACATTACAGCAAAAGGCGGCGCATTAGGCTCTACTGCCTTCCCGCTATGAGGTGTTTAACTTGAAAGATTTCATTAAATCATTAGGTAGGGAAATACCTGCTGAACAGATGGAGAGTATTATTGCTATCGGTAATAAATTAAGGATAAAAAAATACTGCCGAAGATTTCCTTTGGCGACAAAACCCACACCTAAAATTACTAAAGCAAAAGTTATTGTTCCCGTAAAAATAGACGAAGAAGAGTAATTCTTTATTAAAGGAATACCTTTTACATAGTATTAGCGAGAGCGAGAGTGTGGTATTATGCCGGTAATGAAGAAAGAAATAGAATTAGAAGATGGAACAAAGATTTGGGTTAGGCAAGTTTCCGGTATGGAAAAACTAGCAATTACTAATGCGCAAGGAAAAGCATTTAGAAAAATGCGTCATGCGGGTGAAGTAGAAAATTGGACAGACGAACAAAACGAAGAGTTTGCTAATTATATTGATGAATATGGGGCAGGCATTCAAAAACAAATTGAAGAGTGGATTCCTAATTGTATATTAGATGAAGAAATAGACATAAATATTTTAACTTCGGAAGAGTTAATGAATATATTATCCTTTGTAAGAGGGGATGAAAAGGATGGCGCTATCCCTTTATAGATTTTATTAGAGTAGCCCCCTCTCTATGTATGGCCTTCAAGGGGGTTTTACCCTCAGATTTATGGTTAAAATATAATGTAGAAGGCGGTAAGCATTTAATGGACTTAGACCTTCTTATAGCGGCTAATATTAATGATAGTATAAATGAAGCAACTACAAAAGCAAAGAGTAAAGACGCTAAAGGTGCAGTCGCTAGACGCGACCAAAGAAGGGAAAAACGCAAACTATTAAACAACAACAATGACCTACTCGATATATTGAGAGATAGCGGAGTGCCTGTTGAGGGCAAGAGTAGTGATGATTAAATATGATTGATGCAACAATTCTTCCTTTTTTCACAGGTCTATTTCCAATAATATGCGCTATTACTTTACTAGTTTTACGTGCCGGTGCGTCTAGGGTTTTCTTCGACATCGTAGGTACTTTCCAAGCAGGAAGATTAATTCAAGATGCGCAAGCAGCACAAACAGTTTTTGAGTCTTTATACTTAGATACTTTTATGGGTATTCAAGAAGCAGGTCAAGAAATAGGTGAAATGTTTACCAATGTAGTAGAAGAAATAATGCCTCTTACCGAAGAAATAGAAGAAGCAAGAATACAATTAGAAAAGTTTTTAGATGTTCCTACTGATGAAATGGATGAGGTAGCCCAAAGTATAACCGACATAGGTCTTGCTCTTGGTTTTGCTTCTGATGAGGCTATGTTAGCAGGTGCTAAAATGGCTCAATTGAGTGGTGTTTTAGGGGCATCTACTATGGATGTGGGTACAGAAATAGGTATGATGTTTGGTCTAATAAGTGGTATGGAAACTGACGCAGCCATGCAAAGATTAATTAACTTACAACAACAAACTAAGTTTATGACTAAAAATATCGAAGAAGGTATGAATGCCGAAGAACAGGCTAATATAATACGTAGAGATTCTATAAGGATATTAAATCAACTTAACACGGTTGAAAACAGGTCGGTTGCTACGATGGAACAGATTACTTTCGTTATGAATCAATTCGCATCACAGGCTGATTTGACTAACGAAAGCATAGCAAGTATGGCTGCCTTATCCGCTACTCTTATTGAGGCGGGTGAAGAACAAGGTAAGGGCGGTCGTGCTTTGCGTATGATGTATGCTAGGCTTGGTGCTGATATTAACGGCTCAAGAAAAGCGGTTGAAGATTTAGGGATAGCCGTAGCAGATTCAGAAGGAAATATGCGACCTTTGTCAAGGGTGTTAGCAGATTTGTCGGTTGAGTATCAAAAAATGAATGGTGAACAACAGACTGCTTTGGCTCAACAAGTAGCGGGTAATAGACACTATACCCGTCTTATTAAATTACTTGAAAACGTGGATAGGGTAAAGG